ATAGTCGTTATATCTTGCTTTCATAGCAAAGATAAGACCAGTTGGCCCAGTCATTGGTTGAACACCACAAATGTCGTAAGCAACCAAGTTAGGCATAGCTCTTCTTACTAGACTAATTAGGATTGGATCCCAGTTAGATACAGCAGAACTGCCAGTAGCATTTAAAGGTGCAGCTTCTTCAAGAGAAACTCTATCTTCGTTAAGAGCTTTTTCTTGGTTTTCTAGGATAACTGCAGTAACAGCCTTCTTGTAAGAGTCTTCGATTTTTGGCAAATCAGAATGCTCTAGGATAGGTTGCCACTTTTCCTGTAAGTTTTCAGATAAAAACATTTGTTTTCCCCTTTAAATTAACCTAATGGTTTTAGTTTACTAATTGCGTCAGAATACCTGTTCATTTCAGGAGCAAGTACAGGTGCAGACTCTTCGTCTTCAAGCGTACCAGTTCCTTCTTCAACTACAGTATCCTCGGAAATAGATTCACCTTCAATACCGAAGTATGCTTCTTTGATTTCACCAATCTTCTCTGCGAAGTCAGCTTCGTCTTGGAAATCTACACCGTTTGCAAGTGATTCTAATTTCTCTTTCTGTGATTCAGTTAAGTCCGAAGACGCATCCCTTACCACATTTTCTCTCTTGAGAGTGTCCAACTCTTCTGCGATGTCCATATTTCTTTGAACTTCGGAGTCAAGTTTAACTTCCATCTCATCGAGACGATTAGAAAGCTCGTCAATCACGTCATACTTTTCTTCGGGGACTTCAACGTAATGTTCTACGAACAATTGTTTTAATCCTGAAATAAAGTTTTCAGTCATTTCAGCTTTCAAACCTCTCTCGATAGCTAATTCGTTTTCTTTCGTCCACTCGTCAGCAACGTAAGACAAGTATTTGTCAACTGCTTCACTTAAGTCGGCTTTGACCTTATCTACTGAGGTTTGTAATTCTGTTTCGTAAGCTTCTTTCAATCCTTTTTCAACTTCTGCAACTTTACTTGATACTGCAGCTTTGAAGATTGTTTTAGCTTTTTCTTGGTTCTCTTCTGACAAGTCTAATGCTTCTGAGATTGCATTTAGGTCGTCTTCAATTTCAATCTCTACAAGTTTAGATTCGAGTTCTTCGGAAGCTTCTTCGTCAACAGATTCTTTTTTCATCTTCTTGTCTTCGTCTTCTTCTTCCTCGTCCTCGACACCTTTCATCTTGCCGTACATCTCTTGAACCTTTTCGTCATCTAGTTTTTTAACTAGTTCGACAATGTTTCTTGCGATTTCTGCCTTAGTCAAAGACTCGTCAACCTCATCTTCTGAAATAGAAGAGAAAATACCTTGAAGGTCTTCTTTATTCATTTCCTTCATTGTGTTGACCATAGCTTTGATTGTTTCCATCTTAGAAGGAGCTTTTTCTTCTGCTTCAGAAACTTCTGCTTCTTCGTCAGCGCCTTCACCTTCTTTGATTTTTTCAGCCTTATCAGGTTTCCCTTCACCCTTTTGTTGAGGGTCGTTGGAAATCTCTTTGACTCCATCTTCTGCTTTATCTACAGAATCGACAGCTTTGTCAACAGGATTTTCTTCGGGTTTGACGACTTCAGCTTTTCCGCTTTCGATTTTTGCGGAATCACTTGAACCTTGCTTAGGCGGGTTTTTGTCACCTTTCTCAGCTTTAGCGTCAGGTTGTCCTGCCTCTAATAGCTCATCTTGGTTTGTATCTAACTCTGCCATATTTTTCTCCTGTTTGAGTTTACTTTTTTATTTATATGTTATAAGTTCTTAACGAACTCTTTCCATAGATTTATTTTTGTTTCTTCCAGTCTAGACTGTTTTTCTTTCATTAGAATCTCTCTCATAGACTCCATTTCTTGTCTTTTCAGGATTCCGTTGTCCATAATCCACTCAACACCTTCCATGATACCGTCTACAAAGGCATCTGGCGCTGAAGGGTCTGCGACAATATCACCTGCAGTTGCAAGTTGAAAGTCGGACTTCACATACTGTGCGTCTGATTTTTGTTCTAATGAACCAAGTCCTCTTGAAGAAACACCTAGTTTTGCACCATCATCGATAAGATTTTTTACAATCTCACCGTTAGGGGTACTTAAAATCTTTGCTTTACCCACCCAGTTTGTACCGTCTTCGTTTAGTTCGGTAATCATGTGGGATACTTTGTCTAAATTGATTGTTGGCCCTTCGGGGTGTCCTAACTCTCCGAATGCTCTTTGTTCGTTTACAAATTCTTTAATGTAACGTTTGACCTCTTTGTCCATGATTTCTTTAGGGTAGACTCTTCCGTTACGATTCTTAATGTCTGCTTGCATGAAGACACCTTCGATAAAGTAATCTTTTTTACCATTGTCTTTAGATTCGATTAATGGTTTTGCTTCGTTATACTCTGAAATTAATTTCATTGAAAATTTCCTCTTCTGTTACCCCTTCAAAATTCATTTGTTTAAAGAGTTTGGATAATTCCTTCACAGATTTTTCTGCGTCCTTTAAGTCTTTATAAGGCCCAGTTTCATTATTATTCACGAATGCATAAACGTCTCTACCCATTTTGGTATACGTAATGGTATAATTTTTACCACCCGTTTTCATGCTATCTACCTTAAGTTCTTTATGTTTTTTAGGCAGTTTAAATTTTGCCTCATAAAGTTCTCTTGACATAGATGCAAAAGACTTCATTTACTCTTCCTCAACAGTAGTTTCAGGTTCATTTTTCATCCAATCAACCTGTGCTTCTACTCTCTTCATGTCCACCGCTTGGGCAGCTTTTTCTTTAATACCGTCAAAGATAGAATCTTTAGCGTCTTGCAACTTACCTTGTTCTATCTCGTCAACTATTTTCTTTGCTATTTCTGTCATTTATTAAAATCCCCCAAATTCATCATCACCACCTTCTTCGTCTCCACCTTCGTCTTCCATTTGTTTGTCAAGTAATTTTATTTCCTCTTCTGTTTGCATTAAGATATTCTTACGTACAAACTCCTGAGAATAATACTTACCAACATACTCGTCAACGGTTGATAAAGTCTCAAGTCTCTCACGCATAATTTCAGCGTCTTTCAACTCTGCAAAGTGGTTATCACTAGCATAATCAAACTGGCAGAAGTCTTTGACTAACTTGTCAAATTCTTCTTGACTTACAATTTCTTTAAGTATTAATTGAGTCCTTAAGATATCAATGAATACTCTACTAAACTTCTTTTGAAGTCTATTTGTGAACTTATTAAACTTAAGTTCGTCTCTTTGGATTTCGGACGCACGTCCCAAATTGAATCCTGCGTCTGCTTCCATTCTAGAAGCTGGAATACTTAAACTCTTGTATAACTTCGACTTAAAGTATTCAATGTCTTCTATCTCCGAGAGATTTTGTCCGCCTGGCAAAGTTGTTATCTCTGTCCCACGTCCACCTTCTCTCCTAGGTAACCAAAAATCTTCCAACATAGACATATGTTTTCTATCATCTTTGATTTCACCTGTGTCTGCGTTGTAAACAAGTTTGTTTCTATACTTGTTCATAACCTCAGACAAATACTGTTCTGCTTTTGCCTTTGGAAGGTTACCTACGTCAATGTAGAATATCCTTCTCTCTGGCGCACGTGATATCCTATAGATAACAAGTGCGTCTTCCATCATTGATAACTGATTTGCAGTCTTCAATGCTTTGTGCAAATATCCGATTACAACATTCTTTGTGTAATCTAATAACCCTGATGTAGTATATGATACTGCTTCAGGGGCAATCTTCACCGTTGTTCCGTCATTCGCTGAAGATTTATCGAAACCTTTATCGTTGAAGACATAAAATTCTTCAACTTTCTTTATTACGTCAACACCTGCTTTGTCCGATTTACCTTTGATTACATTTCTGACCTTCTTAATTTTAAGTGGGTCAATGTTTCTTAGGTCTACAATACCTGCTTTCGGACGTTTGCCGTCAACGACCTTATGGAAGTATATCCTTCCATCTACGTACCATTTTCGGAATAATTCGTGAGAGTTCTGATTGAACTTCATTAAGGCAAGAATATGATTAAACTCGTCATGTATCTTGGTCTTGATACTGTCAGAGAGCTTCACATCTCTGAGGTCGAGTGATACAATCTTGTCTTGAGAATCCGATGTGATACACTCATTAACAATATCTTCAATCGCTGAGTCACACTCAGGGATTAGAGATATTTCACGGTATCTTGTAATGAGACCTGTCTCATTCTTAATACCACCTTCCATATCAATGTAGGAACCATATGCTCCACCTGATATGAAACCGCCTGGCTGTTGTTGAATGACGGGTGTACCGTCATCTTCGACAGGCGGAACAAAACTAGGTGCCGTTGACACCTCTATGTTTCGCAACTCGTCTTTCTTACGAGTTATTTCAAACCCAAAAATTTCCATGCTAATATTTATACTCCCCTAAAATGAGGGTGTACTTCACTTTAATTAAATAACTCTTTCCCAGTGAGAGTAGTCAAATGAAACTTCAAAAGTTTCAACTTCGTCAGCAGTTCCCATATTCAGTTCGATTCCACCGATATTTTGAGGGAACATATTGAAGAATTCGTATCTCGCAAGGACTGAGTCATCTTTGTTTAATTGTTCAACGAATGCTCTTGATAACAAATAATCGTTATTAATTGCACCGATACCTGAATCTAACTGACTGATATCCAATTGCCATGCTTCTAGTGCACTTCTTACACTGAATTCAACATCGTTGATTACAGTAACTGTCCATGCTTCAAAAGTTCTGTCTCCAGCAAGTTTTAAGTTCATTCCTCTGAATGGAACTGTTACCTGTCCGACAGTCATAGCGGGAATCTGAGCAGCTTGACATAGGAACTCAATCTTATTACCTGTTCTAGGTATGAAGACTCTGAACCTATTAGCTCTAGGGCCACCAGCGATTAATTGCGCTTTAAATTCATCTATTGTTGCCATTTATTTCTCCCTTAGACTGCACCGTAAATTTCACTAAACTCTACACCTGACCTAGCAGCTACAAAGTTAAGTGTGATAAAGTTAATCGACCTGTTAGGTTTAACGAAGATTGAACATACAAATTCGTTTCTATCGATAACACTATCAGTGTTGTTTGTTTCGTCACACAATACTGAGAAATCTGTTAGACCACGTCTGTTCTTAACGTCTCTTAAGAAAGGTTCTACAGCAGCTCTAAATTGTGCTCTAGTGAATGCGTCATTGAATTCAAAGAGTTGTGCTTTAGCGGCTGTTGCGATTGCTTTCTCTAGGACTATGAACAATCTTCTTACATTGATTCTATCGAATGCAGAAGGTGTTGATAACATTGTTTTGTCACCAAATAGGACTGTTCCTTGGCCTGGGAATGTAACGATTGGGTTAACCCTTGCACTGTATAAGTCGTCTCTAGACGATTGTGAAGGATTAAATGCAAGTTTAGTTACACCTAAGTATTGACCTCTTGAGAAACCAGCAGGTGAGAACCATGGGTCTCTTAGTAAGTCACTTCTTGCCATTAGACCTGCAGTATGTCCATTGCCTGGAATCCAACAGTATTTGTCGTTATATCTTTCGTAAACGTATAACCAACCACTATCCATAACTGAATAAGAAGAACTTGTTGCAGTGTTAGCGGAAGTGATAACGTTTGCAGATTGTGATGATTCGGAAGTAACTCCAACTACGTCACTCTTTCTTGGTGATACGATTGCCATACAATCTTTTCTGTTTTCACAAAGAAGAATCGCCTGATTTGTTAAAGTTGTCCAATCATTTAAAATTTCTTGGTCTGTTCCTGAACCATTATCAGTTCTTGAGGAACCTACGATTAAGAATGAAATGTCTACAGTTTCTGCGTCAGCAAAGTGTGTTTGCCATGCA